GTGTTGATGCCTTTGAATTAAGTGTTGCACAAGAATATGTATCTAAAGCTGATCTTTCAGTAATGGTACAACGTATGGAGGATCATATGGTCCGCATTGAAAACAAATTAGATCAAATTGTATTGAGGAATTAATTATGTCTAGACCAGCAAACAAAACCCACATGCAGCAAATGTTTGATGACAATCGAAAGAGAGCAGGTGGTGATATGAATAAACCTGCAAAGGGTAATGTAAATCCTTACCAATGGAAGCCTAAAAAAGCTAAAAAGCTAAAAGGACCAAACAATGTTAACGAAGCATGACAAAAAAGAAAGCAACTGAAGATCAGTTTAATGAGTTGCATAATCTTGTCACAAAGGAATTCCTTGCCCGTATTAAATCGGGTGAGGCTTCTACACAAGATCTAAAAGCAGCTTGTGATTGGTTAGCAAAGAATGATATTAGTGGTGTCGCCATTGAAGGTAGCCCACTAGATAAACTAGTTAGTATTATGCCAACTGTTGACCCTGATCTTGTACAACGGAGACTTTATGGCTCGAAAGTCTAACTATAGCGGTGCTAAATACGCTAATGGTAACTATAAATCATATCAAAAGAAATATGATTCTAGTGCATTACAGATCTCTAAACGATCTGCATTAAATAAAGAAAACCGTAAACGTGACACCTACGGTAACGGTGATGGCAAGGATGTATCCCATAGAAAAAATGGAAAGACATTCCTCGAAAAAGCATCAAAAAACAGAGCACGTAAAGGACGCGCATGACACCCCTACTTCCTACCCCTAACGATTACTTATTTAACTTAATAGCCATGACCTCACCAGAAGCTAAGCGTCTGTGGAGACGCTCTATTAAGGAACACTTTGACCATACTTGTATCTATTGCGGAAAAACTTATGACCTTAGTCAATTATCTATCGATCATGTTCATCCTCGCGCTCGTGGCGGAGAAGATGTCGCAACAAATGTTGTATGCGCCTGTACCAGATGTAATCAGGATAAAGGAAGTACACCCGTTATCTCGTGGATGAGAAATAAATTTGGAGTTAATAGACTCCGTGAAAAACTAATTATGGAGTATATTAATTAATGGAGTATGATGATTCACAAATTGGTTTAGAAGTAGATGGTAAACGTTGGGCTGGTAAAAACTATGGGCTTCAATCAGAAGAATCTTACAACAAACTTTTTGTTGAAGGTAAATTAAATCCTGTACAACAAGGCATTGATAGATTTGGTAATTATCTTACTACATCTGCCCAAGCAGATCCTATTGTTGGTCCTGTTTTAAATTTTTTAGGTGCTGGTGTTAGGACTATTACTAATGTTTTACCTGAACCAATTAAACAAGGTGTAGGTTTTGTTTTAGAGAAAAATCAAGAAGCAGCTGAAAACATTGCGGCTGCAACTGGTTTACCTGTCAGTTTAACTGATCCTATGACTATTGCTGATGTAGCAACTGGTGGTGCAGTGGCTGCAACTAGACCTGCTGTTAAAACAGCTGTACGTGAAACACTTGAAGGAGTAGCTACAATTGGTCGTAACTTACCACCACCTGGTCCGCAGTTAGTACCTGTTGGAGCTGGTGCTGCACCTCGTGTGCAGTTAAATGTATCAGGAGGTAAAGCTAATTTAGATTTAGCTCCACAAGTGATGAAAGCAGCTTCTACATTACCAACACCAACTAATTGGCAAAACAAAGCAAGACAATTGTACGGTGAACAGAGGCACAAAGAACTTGCTGATACATTTAGGAGAGGACAGGGTGGTAAGCTTAGTAAAAAAAATACTTTTATTACTGCTGATGAGCTAGCTCTTAACAAAGGTGGTGTACTAGATCAACAATTACAACGTGCTGATCGTATGGCTGAACTTAGAACTAAATGGAATAAACAAGGAAAAGAAATTAAAGGCGATAGGCAACGGGAATTGTACGATGCTGCTAGTTTAAATCCTAATGTTCCAGATATTGAAATGTACACTTCTAATGAAGCTAGGAAATTTATTACTAAATTTACTAATGTTCTCAGTGAAGATCAATGGCACCATGTGTTTGGAAATAAAGAAGCTGGTGAATTTATTTTAAGTATAGCCAATAGTGATCCTTTAGTTGCTGCTAATTTATTTAAAAAAATGGAAGTTTTAGGACTTAATAGTTCTGGTGTATCTCAAAACATAGCAATTCTAAAAAAAACAAAGCATACTAACTGGCACAACTTTATCAAAGACATGGGTATGGAGCCTAAGTCTCCAGGTAAAGCTCTTTCTGTTAAAGGATCAACTGCTCCTGGTGATTTTGCTGATCTTAGTCAAGAAATGGGTAGAGCTATTGCTGCAGGTAAGGGTGATATTAACGATGCTTTTGAATTAATAGAACTATACGCTAAATACAACAATTGGATGAAAAAACAAATTACGTCTGAAAGGTTTGGAGGTAGAATAATTTCTGATTTACCTGAAGGTGTTGGTAAAGCTGTTCAAATTGGTGGTTATAAAAAACGTCCTGCTAAAAGTAAGTATAAACCTTTACCTCCTATGTAAGCCCCTACAAGCCCTCTCTACCCCCCCTACACGCTAGATTCTACCTATGACCCACCCAATCATTGTCACAGGTCCACAGAGAGCAGGCTCACGGCTTGCTAGCCATATTATCGCTAGACAAACTGGTAGGAAGTTTATTGACGAGCTTGAATATAATTTAGACATACCTAATAATTGTGTCGTTCAAGCTCCCTTTCTTCTTAAAGCAGTAATAGAATTATCTTTTATATTTCCTACTGCTCAGTTTGCTTTTATGATCCGTGATAAAGATGACATTATAGCAAGTATGCAACGTATTGAATGGTATAAAGATTATACCGACAACCCTGACTTTTATAGTACTTATGTTGACCATTGTTATGACTATATCGGAATGATAAAGCAGTCCTTAGATAAAGAACGATGGTTTGATATTCAATATGAATCTTTACAATATGATCCGTTGTTTGTAAAAAATAGGGCTAATTTTACAGTTAAACAACACTTACCCTTTACACCTAACGGTCCTATAACTTGGAGAAACGATGAATACATTAGAACTATTAAAGGATGATTTCAAGCTATTCCTACAAGCATTATGGCGTGAACTAGACTTACCAAACCCTACACGTGCTCAATATGCAATTGCTGATTACCTTCAACACGGTCCAAAGCGTTTACAAATCCAAGCATTTAGGGGAGTTGGTAAGAGCTGGATTACTGGTGCTTTTGTTCTTTGGACTTTATTTAATAACGCCGAAAAGAAAATAATGATTATATCTGCTTCTAAAGAACGAGCAGATAACATGTCAATCTTCCTACAAAAATTAATCATTGAAACACCCTGGTTGGTGCATTTGCGCCCTAAATCTGATGACTCCCGTTGGAGTCGTATCTCATTTGATGTGGCTTGTTCCCCTCACCAAGCTCCTTCTGTTAAATCAGTGGGTATTACTGGTCAGCTTACCGGTAGTCGTGCTGACCTGATGATCCTGGACGATATTGAAGTACCAGGAAACAGTATGACAGAATTTATGAGGGAAAAACTATTACAATTATGTACTGAAGCTGAATCTATCCTTACTCCCAAGAATGATAGTCGTATTATGTTCCTTGGTACACCACAGACAACCTTCACCGTCTATCGTAAGCTAGCTGAGAGAGCCTACAAGCCCTTTGTTTGGCCTGCTAGGTATCCTAGGAAGGTAACACAATACGAAGGCCTGTTAGCGCCTCAACTGGTTGAAGATATAGACGGTGGTGCTGAACCTTGGCAAGTAACAGATGATAGATTTGATAATGAAGACCTGATTGAACGTGAAGCGTCAATGGGTCGTAGCAACTTTATGTTGCAGTTCATGTTAGATACGAGTTTATCCGATGCTGAAAAGTTTCCTCTTAAATGCTCTGACCTTATCGTCACTAGCGTTAACCCCACTACTGCTCCCGAATCAATCGTTTGGTGTTCCGATCCCCAAAACGTTATCAAAGACCTCCCCACTGTTGGACTCCCTGGAGACTATTTCTACTCTCCAATGCAGTTACAAGGAACATGGGATTCTTACCAAGAAACAATCTGCTCAGTTGATCCGTCGGGTCGTGGTTCGGATGAAACGGCAGCAGCTTATATCTCACAACGTAATGGTTTCTTGTACGTGCACGACATGCGTGCTTACAAAGATGGGTACTCCGATAGAACATTACTTGATATTTTAAAAGGTTGTAAAAAATATGGTGTAACTAAATTACTTATTGAAACTAACTTTGGTGATGGTATTGTATCTGAATTGTTTAAAAAACATATGGTACAAACTAAACAAGGTATAGATATTGAAGAGGTACGTGCTAATGTCAGAAAAGAAGACCGAATCATTGATAGTTTGGAGCCTATTCTCAATCAGCATCGTCTTATCGTTGATCGTAATGTTATTGAGTGGGACTTTAAGTCCAACCCCGATAGCCCACCAGAAGAACGACTCCTTTATATGTTATTCTATCAAATGAGTCGTATGTGTCGTGAAAAAGGTGCAATCCGTCACGACGATAGAATTGATTGTCTTGCTCAAGGTGTTCAATACTTTACAGATGCTATGGGTATCTCTGCCCTAGAAGCTATTAAAGATCGTAAACGTAATGAATGGAATTCAATGCTTGAAGAGTTCTTTGATGATCCTCAAGCCTCTGCTAATCATCTTGTATTGGGTATGAATTTACAACAAAGACAACAAGCTAAAGGTAACTCTAAAAACTCAGTCCCTACCTGGGTATAAATATCTAATTTTTTATGGGCGGATGTATAGGGGGGAAGGGAAGGGTGGACCCAACTCCCCGATTGGGAGGAATTCGAGACAAGCTCTCATTCCTCCTTTTTCTTAATGAAGCGTGAGGAGGATCCAAAGACCAAAAGACAAACATCTCCCTCTTCTTCATTCTTTAAAAACACCTCCTTTTAATATTATATTTAAATATTAATTTAAAACATAAACTTTAACTTATGATGAATCCCGTGAGAACTTATTAAACATCCCAACACAAACATTAATCCCACCACAACTTATACTACTGTATGCATAATGTAGAACTTGTTCATGTAACACCTGATGCTGAACAATTAATAGCTTATATGGCTAGAGTATCTAACCCCGCTAACCAAGATAATCCTGATTGTATTAAATTAATTAAGTACCTTATTAAACATAATCATTGGTCCCCCTTTGAAATGGTTAATATGTGTGTACAAATAGACACAACCCGAAGTGTTGCTAGTCAAATCTTAAGACATAGATCTTTTAGTTTTCAAGAATTCTCTCAACGTTACGCTCAAGTCGTTAATACTCCATCACTCCCTAACTTTAGACGCCAAGATACAACAAATAGACAAAATAGTATTGATGATCTTAATGAATATACTCAACAAGAGTTCCAAATACGTACTCAAGACCTATTTGATCAATCCCTTGCCCTCTATAACGAAATGTTAGTCGCTGGTGTCGCTAAAGAATGTGCTCGTGATGTCCTTCCACTCTCTACACCTACTAAACTCTATATGAATGGTACTTTACGGTCTTGGTTACATTATACTGCGCTAAGATGCGCTAACGGTACCCAACTTGAACACCAAACTATCGCTAACGGGGTTAAACAGTTACTTATTGAACAATTTCCTTACGTATCACAAGCAATGTGGCCGACCCGAGTGAGTGAAGTGAGCGAAGTGAGCGTAGCGAACGGGTGGGGGTTTAATAACCTCTTTAAAAAAATGACAAAAATGTTTCAGCACTAGTTTTTAATTATAATTAAGAATTAATCCCCCATTAGGGGGTAATAATAATTAGAATTCGTAGCAAGTACGAGTTATTATTAATAAATAATGATTGATACGTATTAATATTACTTTGCTCCGTTCGCTACGCTCACTCCGCCGCGCTAGATATAATATTGCACAGTGTAAATAATATTTTTACAGGGTGAATATTGTGGGAGGGAGTGAGCGCGAAGCGCGAACGGGTTAGTGTTAGATAGCAGAGGGATTACACGATCTATGTGTTACGATACGAATTCGTATCAGTATTAATTAGTGATAATGATAATGATTCTCAAAACATCTGTTCAGCCTTCCTTAAGTAACACTAACTCGTTACGTGTTAGCGTCATTAACGTGCGTTAATCGTCGCTATAAGTATATCTGATTGAATCGTAGCAAACGATGAGTTAACTGAGATTGATGCAATAAGGGGTTGACTATTCCTTGAGGAGGTGCTATATTGTATTCATACAAATCAAGGGAGAACACATGCGACTCATTGAACAACAGATGGTTGATGCAATCAAGCAACGTAAGGATTGGAAGAAAG